TCTTGAGCTTGCGGATTCTTTATGTCTGCCAACTTAGCAAGATCAGTGTCCATCTCTTGTTTTTGAGCCAAGGCATATTGCCTCTGCAAAAGATCTTGTTGACGAGAAGCATTCTGGTCCATTGCGTTACTGAGACCAAGGCCCGCTTGCACACCGCCCAAAGCATTTTGAAATGGCTGCTGGACATCGATTGCATAGTTCATTGGTTGCATGGTCAGAATTTCCCCATAAGTTTCATCGTGCCAAGCATTGAAGCAGTGCCTGCAATGTTATTGACCAAACCTGCTTGCGCTTGACCTTGGCCAAGATAAGCACCGGCTTGGGCTGCACCTTGTTGTTGCGTCGCATTGATAATTTGGTTTGATGAGTTCTGACCAGCGTTACCCACACCAGCTGCAGCGTTTTGACCAATGCTTGTCAGGCCGCCAAGGTTGCCGTACTGTTGCTGAATCAATTGAGCTAGGAGCTGAGGCCTGAACTGAGCAAGGGCACCTTGAAGATTACCACCTCTCAAACCTCCAGTTGCAGAAGCGTTTTGACGAAGTGCGTTCTCTCCTTGCGCTGTCAACGCTTGCATCTGAGGACTGTTTTCTATACCTGAGATTGCCCCAGCTTGGGCAGCACCACCGTTCAACCCAATCAAATCTCGCTGACCTGACAAGGCATCTGCGCCAACAGACGTATATGGCTTGAGAAGTTGCTGTATGGAATCAAATTGTCGTTGAGATTCTGCAATGCTGGCATCAGCTGCTTGTGTTTGTGCACCAGCTGCTTGAGACGCAGCTCTGGATGAAGCCCTGCTAGATACAAGACCTCCAACAACGGTGGCACCAGCAACTGCTGTGAGTCCCCATGTCATGATAGTTGCTCCGTATGATCAGGTGCAGAGATGCCAAGCACCTCTGGTTCAATGTGTGTTGCCTCAATGACCTCAAGGTCTTGGGTATCTGACAAGTTGAGGTGGACTGTGATGAACTGAGTGTCTTCTAGCGCAAGAACAACACGCTTGACACCTGGTTGCGAGATTGAGATGTGGCCTGCTTCAACAATGTCACGGCCAAATTCGCTGATAACTTCAGCGCAACCTTTGGTCACAACTAAGAAGTGAGCGTGCTTGTGGGTTTTACCAACAAGAAGCATTCCAGCAGGAACGGTCAACTCTCGTAGGTACATGCCAGGTGCAAAGAAGTGCGTTGGCTCAGGTTGGCCGCACTCTAGTGGAAGCATTGCTTCTTGCAACCTAAGAATTTGGTCTCTTGTAACCATCACTTCACCTGGGAATTGCTCAACCAAAGTGGATTGTGGGTTATCAAAGACGGTCAGGTCAGTCAGCATCGAGATTCTCCTTTTCAGGGCACGAGCTGCTGGCTGCTCTATTAGGCTCAGCTACTATGGATTACGCCACAGGTGGGCAGATCATAACATAAATCCGCCCACCGTGTAAAACACAAAAATTAGACTGGCTGCCTTATGTGGTGCTATAAGTAACACTGAAATATATGGTGGACCCGGTTGCAACAGGATAAATGCCGGCGTAATTAAATACCTGCAATTGAGTACTTGACGTTGGAAGCATAAGCGAACAAGCCCAACCACTAGTGGCTAGTTCTCTTCCAATACCGCAAGCAGGTTGAGCGGAAGTAAATGGTAGTCCACTTATCAATAAAAATCCAGATCCTGTCCCATTATTAGTAATAGATGCAGAACCAGTTACTGTTACGCACCTTCCAATTTTTGTGTAAGTTGCTTGCACTGTGGAAGACGTAATGCTTCCAACTGAAGATGACGCCGTTAATGAACACGTGCCTTCTTCGTAATCGTCAAGTGTATTTGGATCGGTGGAAGCACTTTGAGTGGCTGGAAAGCTTAAACCGGCTCCAGAGCCAGATGCTGGTGCGCCACCAACACCAGCAGTGGATGGAAATGATGGTTGAGTTGCAAAAACAAGAGCGCCGGACCCCGTTTCATCTGTCACTGAAGCGGCAATTTGTGCCGATGTTGCAATTAAAGTGTTACTTGCAAGGTTGATCGTTTTATTGGTAAGTGTTTGAGTATCACTTGACCCAACAACAGTTCCAATTGTTCCGTGTACACCAGAAGATTGAGCTAAGTGTGCAGTAATTTGGTCTTGTAAACTTTTGATGTCAAGCGGTAATAGGTCTGCAAGCTGTTTTAGTATTTGCTCAAACGCACGAACAGCCCTGGCATTTGGAAGAAATTCAGAAAGTTGATCGCGCGTTAATTTTGATGGCGTATTAGACATTGAGTCCCTCAACTTGCGCTTCAAGGCGAGCAACTGAAAGATGTGAATCACTTACACCGCGGAACTTCTGAATACGCCAGTGCCTCATGTGACCTTGCTGGAACCAAGACAATCGCTTCAAGCGTTGACCTTGCATGCCTGCACCTCGAGGATGCTCTTGGCTCCAAGTCTGGCCATCAATTGTGTATGAGGTCCAAATTGTTGGATTAGTGCCTAGAGTAACATTGCCAGACAGGCAAACAAGCTCAAGCTCGTGGAATATTGCACCGCGGCCCTCATTATAGAAAATGACCGTGCTAAATTCCCAGCCATTGAGATTCCCATAATGAGATGAGATGTTGATTGTAAAATAACCGTGGTTAAAAGATGTTGGATCACCGCAAAGCCATTTGTTATAGCACCAGACAAAGTTTTTTGCTTTGTATTGATTAAGGCCAACAAGACTGGAAGTCAATGTAAACCATACAGGTTCTTGCACTATTTGTGAAGCAGCACCGTCATAAACTAAAGTTTGATCAGTAAGATGGACATATAGAAATTGATGGCCATTGACAACACGAGTTTCAAGTACTGTTGACGCTAATACACTTTCAGAATAGCCAGCCAGAACTTGATCTATTTCCCTAGTGGAGATTTTTGCAGTTGATCCATTGCTCCCAATCCATACTGCTGGCGATTCATTTCTACCAGAGCCAAGAAATGCAAGAGATTCCATAAAGACTGATGCTGCAAAGGTACCAATGACACCGCGCATCATCTGGCCGCCTTCAATGCGCTGAAAAGGAAATAGATTTCCGCCAATATTCTGAAAAACCTCAACGGTATGTCGATTTAGTGCGTAGATTTCGTTGCGAAGTTTGATGATGCCTTTGATTTCATCAGGATCTGCCTCAGAACTGCCATACTTGAGGGGATTCACTGCATACGGATCTGAAAGTTCAGTGACAATCAGATATTGCCCATCAGTTGACATAAAGTATCCGTCAACCCAAGCAAAGTCCTTAACAAAACCAAGATCTGCATCAGTGACTTGAGTCAAAGTTGAGCCGTTCCAGTAGAATAACTTTCCACCTGAGGAAATTGCCAACCTGTCAAAGCTATAATCAAGAGTGCACTGGCCTCCTGACCCAACGTCGCCAAGAGTTGTTGTTGTGCCGTTTTCCTCAATGATGACAAGCTTTGTGCCCATCACTCGATAGCATGATCCCTTCCAGTTGATACCTCCTCTGTCTACGCCAGGTCCAGTGCCAAGTTGGACAATCCCTTCAGCAGGACGCAAGTATCCTTCTGAAATACCTTGCTGCTTAGGCACTGGTATCATGTTGCGAGGATAGGAGGTCCGGAAGTCAGACCCTCCATCCGTGTAAATACCATTGAGGATGGGGATCTGCATGATTAGCTTGCACCTTCACCAGGCTGGAAGTGCAAAACGGTTGTTGCCGAATCACTCAGATAGGCAAGAGTGTCGTGGTCATATGGTTTCTCAATGACCAGCACTGAACCGGCACCGCCAGACACTGCAATTGGTGTTTCATTTTGCGTGCAAAGGCGAGTTTCATCTGATGCTTTGTAGGTCACAAAGTAACCAAGATTGGTACCTTGGTTGACAATGCGAATTGAAAAGTTGCCAGCTCCAATGGTAATGAGCTGTGACGTGGTAGTTGCTGAGACCTTTTGATTCTTGCCTCGAGCTGGTTTGAATGCGCCGTCTGCTGCCATGATGCTCTCCTAAATGATGGATGGTGATTAGCCAACGCGATACCAAGTCTTGGTGACCAGGTCAAAGCGCAGGCGGAAGAAACCGTTGGCGGCAATGGTTGTGGGTGCTCCAGTTACTGTGGCACCATTACCTGCAATGGTCAACGTGGTCACAATCTGAGTAGACACAACAAGCACTTCTTGGCGGTCAACGCAAACAGCCACGGCCGGAAGAGTCAGAGTGCCTGCAGCAAAGGTGCCAGTTGGCGTAAGAATCAGCCAGATGCTGTTACCTGCATTATTCAGCTGAGTGCTGAACCCAGTTGCAGATGGTGCTGAGTACTGGCTGATTTTGTCGTCGTTAGCTGTGATCTGACCAGAGAAGAAAGTGAGCAACGTGGCCATTGAGGCCTTGCGTGCATCACCATTCTCGCTTGAGTAAATGGGCACCTGGTCACTGGAAACAACAGCACTGACTGCTGAAAGTTGATTGATGGTTGACACTTATCCGCTCCTTTATTCGAAGGTGATTGGGCTATCATCTCCGGCCTGGAGAGGATCTGTCGGTGTTGGTGCAAACTGCGAGCGATTGTAGTTGCGCCACGGTTTGGTACCTGCACCACGTGGCATGGTATTTGGAAACTGCTTTTCAGGAGTGGGCTCTGAAGTTCTGTTTAGGAGATTGCTATACGCAAAGTCTGAATGGACCTTGACATCAGGCGCAATAGTCTTGCCAAATCCAGGAGCCAAACGAACTGCAAGGCCAAGATAGATGGCCTCATTTGCTACGTCAGGTGCCTTGGTATCAGAATCAATGTCAGATGCATCAGGAGTTGATGGTATGGGCCAACCAATGCGAACACCATTGGAATTCCAACCTGCCATCATGGCGTCGAGACGACGAACCGCGCTTTGAAGCTGCTCAGGCGTCAGGTCGTAGACATAGGCAGCCAGGCCAATTTCCTCAAAGGCCTGTTCAACAAATTGGCGTTTCGTCCATCCCATGATCAGCCTCCAAGTGCAGCTGAAATCAGCTCACCAAGCTTTTTGTCTGAGGTTTTGTCATTGAACTTGACACTCAGCTCATGGGCTTTTTGTTCCAACTCAAGGCGAGTAGGCGGAAGATTGTCAGCTGGTACTTCAACCTTGGCAACCTCAACTAGAGTGAGGGCTTCTTTGGCTTCGGTGGTGGTTTCGAACCACCCAGCTTCTTTGGCCGCGTCCATGGCACCTGGTTCATTGGCGTCAACGATGATGTAGTCAAAGTTGCCACCATGAAGCTCATGGGGTCCCGGGGCCTTGTAAAGCATGGTTTCGTTTTTCACGTCGGTATCCTTTAACGGAGGTTGGGAAGATCCAGAGGCCTAAGCCCCTGGACCCACTTCATTACGCGCTGAGTACCGCGTTCCACACACCAGTTGCCACGCACTCAAAAATTGCGGCCTTGGTGTTGGCTACAGCAAAAGCTGCGTTGGCTGCACCAGAGTTGATGGACTCACCAGTCTGCGGAAACACGTTGGCCGATGCTGCACCAGCGTTGTACACCGAAACACGACGGCCAACAACACCCAGCGGAAGCAGTGCCGAGTCAGCAGCCGTTGCGCACACAGTCAGGCGGTTCACATTGCCAGTCAGTGCAGTTGCGCCAGCTTGACCGCCGCCAGCTTTTGCAGTCAAGCTGGTCGTGGCAGCAAACGGAGTTGCCGTCAGTGCAGGCTGAGCGCCAAAGTCGTATTCAACGTCGCAGCCAGAAGACGCTTCCACACGAACGTTTGTTGCAGCAGCGAACGTCAGATAGGTAGCGCCACCAGTCACGACGGCAAACAAGACATAAACCAGAGGAAGCTGTCCAGCAACAGCAGGAGCGGTCGGAGCCGCGGTGTAGATCCTCGTTTGACCTGCGCCAAACGAACCAACCACCAAAGACTGGGTGGCAGCCAGGGACAGATCAACTTGTCCATTGCGAGCAATTTGAGCCATGAAGATTCTCCTAGAGAGAAAGAAATGAATGAATTGAACTCAGAGGCCAAGGCCCCCGAGTTTGTTGCTTAGGTCTGGCTGAACAAGATGATGCCGGACATCTGGGGTTGCTTGTTCACAACACCAAAGAGAGTGTCCAAACGATATTTGGTCTTCAT